TGAGCGGAGAGACGGAGCTGGACGACGATCAGGACACCTCGCTGGCAGCCGGAGTCCAGAGCTACACATGGAGCATTCCGGAGGCACAGGCCGATGGTGATTACTCCACCAGGGTCGATCTGTACAACAAGGCCGATGATGTGGTAGTGGCAACATCGACTCTTCCATGGACGCTTGCCAGTGCGAGCGCGAAGCCTGCGATCTACATCGACAGCGAATTCCGGGTGAACATCGGTGGGACTCCGTTTTTCCCGATGGGCTTCTACAACAACAAATCGACCGAGGCGGAGCTGGACGCCATGGCGGCGGCTCACTTCAACTGCGTGATCGATTACTCGGTCTTCAGCAGGAGCGAGGCGCAGATCGGGACGTTTTTAGACCAGCTCGCAGCACGGTCGATGAAATACCTTTTCAGCCTGGCGGATGTGAAATCTTTTGACGCCTACATCGCGAGCAACCTGACATGGAACGGCGGGTATGCATCGGCGGAAGCGCTGATGCAGGACCTGGTGACCACGTTCAAGACGAAGGAGGCGCTCCTGGCATGGTACATCCAGGAAGAATCCGACTGGACTGATGATGATGTGATCGCAGAGGTGGAATCTCAGGCGGACTGGATCCGGGCGAACGATCCGGATCATATCCTTGCACAGGTCAACTGGGGCACATGCGATCAGTGGAAGTGGCGGAATGTGTTCGATATCGGAGGCCTCGATGTATATCCCGTGTGGGATTATTATAAGGGCGATTACACCGTCCACCACCTGGAGAAGTTCGGCAAGGAAACCATCCGGACAAACACCGATTTCCTGAATTCGCGCGGCATCCTGATGGTTCCGGAGTGCGCGAGGTTCTCCCGGACGGAAGAGAGCCTGCCTCCGACGTACGAACAGATGAGGACTCTCTCCTTCTGTGCCCTGTGCAACGGCGCGAGGGCGCTGATGTGGTATTACTATCCGGAGATCTCGAAGGATGCGGGCCAGTGGGCCGAAGTGGCAGCGCTGGGCGATACGCTGAACTGGATATCGCCGGTGGCATTAGGCAATACACCGACCACGTATTCGATTTCCTGCCTGTCATCGAGCATCTACCAGGTCGCGAGGGAAGTGGGCACTGATCACTACGTCATGGCGGTCAACCCGACGAACGCGAGCATCACGACCACATTCGGGATCAATGATCTGGGGATATCATCGGTCTCCAGCGTAGAGATCGACGGCACGACCGAGACCCCAATTGCAGGAGCGACAGCGACGGAGTGGACGGATACCATCGAGGCGGGCGGGATCAGGCTGTACAAGCTGACTATCGAGACCATCGAGGTCGGAGAGAACACCATCTCTGCCTGGCTCGCCAGCGCTGCAGACGGTGCGACTCTCAATCTTCCTGCAGGGAACTACGTGCAGACGGAGCAGATGCTGATCAAGGACAAGTCGGTCACTATCAACCCTCTCGGGGCTTGTATAGTCGATTGTTCCGGGGTGAGTACATCGATGCTCCTGCAGAACAGCGCATCGGTGATCAATGGCGATGCGAGTCACTATCTGCAGCTTGGGACGGTCGCTGCCGATTCGGGCGGCGCATCGTACGGAATCCGCATCCAGGGGCAGAAGAGCGACACGGAGTTTGTAGAGTTAAATTACGTCAAAGTGCGTAATAATGCAGCAAATGAAGGCATCCGGATCGATGTCACTGCCACGTACAAGACCACTCGGGCAACATGACCGGATCGGGGCAGACGCTGGTCGAGGTGTGGCTGAATCGCTGTGTGGCGGTCGACTGCGGAACTTACAGTTTCTCAGGTGGGGCGAATTCGAAAATCCATTCCCAGTTCTGCGAAGGATCAGGCGCTCAGACAGGGTTCACCATCGGCGGCGCGAGTGCTTACTGGGATGCTCATGACGACTATCTCCACGACAACGGGGATTCCAGCCAGCAGAGTAATCTCTACTTCGCAACGGGCGGGAACTTCCGAGGCTCCCGGCTCAGGCTGGGAGGCACTGCGGCGTATAATCTGTATGCAGCGAACTCGACCACCGGCAACTGCACCTGCGATCTGGAGGACTGCGAGTTCAGCGGGACGGTCACGAGGCACATCCAGCTCGATGATCAGAGCCTCCCTTCGCAGGACGGAACGAGAACGATCAACCTCAAGGGCTGCGATTTCTTCGGAACCTGTAACGGGAGTGCGATCTCCAACACCGATGCCGGAGCAGCCACCGCGATCAACCTGAACATGGAAGACTGCCGGCTGATCATGAACAAGACAGGAGTTTACTGCATTCAGAGTGTAGAGGGCCGGGCGACGGTCATGAAGCTGGTCAACTGCACGTTCAAGAACTTGAATGCGACCGGGCACGGCATCTGGCTGGGCGACCCGGCTAACGAGGATGTGGTGCAGAACTGCATCATCGTCGCGGGCGGCACGGGAATCGCCAAGGGAACGAACTATGCGGGTTATAGCGATGCCTCCGGATACAACATCATCAGCGCGGGCACTCCGTACGCTACGGGAGTCAGCGCGCAGACGGGCGACGTCTCCGCAGTGCCGGAGCTGGACGCGTACGACAGGCCGATAGCGGGCGGAAACTGCGATCTGGGGCGGGGGAATCCGGCCGCCAGGGCAGCGCTTGGGATGGCCAATAAGATCGGGATGCAGGATATCTACGGGAATCCGAAGCTGCGGCTCGATCTGGAGTGTCGCGGTGGAGTGTACCCGGTGTACGACTCGCCGTCGAACATCATCCAGCCGAACGTGGAGAGGGTAGTACTGCCCGTCAGGAGTTTATAGCATGGCAGCGAAGAATCTTACCAATTTGTTATCCCAGATCCGCAGGGAAATACGGGATGAGACCGAGGCGACGTATGTGTTTACCACAACGGAGCTGACGGACTACATCACCAACGCGATCAGGGCATACTCCCAGGTGATTCCCAGGGAGATCAAGAGCACGCTCAGCCTCACAACCGATGAGGACGAGTACAGCCTTCCGGAGGACTGCAGGGAGATCGTGAGCATCAAGGTCGGGACAACGGAGTACTCGGTGATCGATGTTTTCGGCGGGCTGATGACAGTTTCGCCGACACCGACAGCCGATGCCACCGCCACGTTCAAATATCGGGGGATGCATACCATCCCCACTGCACTTGCAGCGAGCACGTACGATCCCATCGATGAGCCGCTGATCGTCAAACACGTTCGCGCTCAGTGCTGGGAGACCCTGGCAGGCGACGGCGCCCGGTACTACCGGTACACAGAGGGCGACATCGAGGAAGACCAGGGGAAAACGCAGGAGCAGTTCAGGAAAGAAGCCAACGCCCTGTTCGCCGAGTTCGACGCAGGAGTGCAGGCGAGCGCGGAGGCACTTCTGGCAAGGCGTCCGGTGGCGAATAACGTCACCATCGCAGGAGTGATCAGCAGGACGAAGCCGTCACGGTCCACAACGATCTTCAGGGAGTTCGAGTCGTGAGCATCACCAAGAAGAACGCGGTTTCCATCACCGTAAAATCGAAGACGCGGACGAAAGACAGCGCGGGCGGTTACACGTACACGAGCGCATCGATCTCCGGATCTCCGTTTTCGGGGAGGATCATCAGAAGGTCATCAGGGAAGACGCTGGTGTTGAACGAAGCAGCTCCTGCGGACCTGAACATCGATAAGGTGGTTTTGGTCTTTCCTGCAGGGACGGCGATCAAGAAGAACTACATCTGCACGGTCTCGGGCATCGATTACACCGTCGTGGGCGTGAGGACCTACAGCAGGAGCGTCCAGGCGGATGTCGAGGCGGTGAAGTAAGATGCTCCGGGGCGCGGACGAGGTACAGAGGAACCTGCAGAAGTGGTACAAGGATGGAATCCTGGCCGAGGCAGCCCGGGCGATGGAAGAGATCATGGCGGTGCTGGAGGGTTACGCAAAGACCCACCACCCGTGGACTCCGGATACCGGGGCGACGGATGTATCGACCAGGGGGTTCATCGCGGCAGCGACTCCTAAGATCATCATCGGTATTCTGACGGCAGGGATGGCGTACGACGTCTTCCTGGAGCTGGCGCATGACGGAAAATGGTCATGGCTGTGGCCCGCGATCGAGGCGAATGAGGACTTCATCAAGAAGCGTTTGAAGGACATAACAGGATGAGCGCAGTAACCAAGAAAGCCATATACAGCAAATTATCCGGGGACAATACCCTGAAGGGGCTGCTCGGGAAGGACGAAGGGAACAATCCGGCGATATTCAACTCGCAGTTCAACAAGCTGGAGTCTGCCTCGCTTCCGTGCGTGTGCTTCCGGGAATCCGACGGATCTGCAGACGGCAGGTTTCAATCCGAGACGGTCGATCAGGAGATCTGGGACATCGAGATCTGGGCATCGACTGAATCGGGGCTGACCGTGCCGAATATCCACAAAGAGGTGGACAGGCTGCTGCACAACGCGACACTCACCCTGGAATCCGGGACGCACTACGACTGCATGCGGATGGCAGCGAATCCGGATCTGTACGATACGAAACTCAATTTAGCTTTCGGCCTCTACAGGTATCGCCTGG